ACCTCCGTCAAACAAGTATAAGTCAACCGTTGGATAACAGTTCATTTCATGATCAATCGTACCAATGACAATAGATTCTGTTTCTTTTCCTGTTTCTAACGCAGAGATGCGTGCAGATAATTTTGCCTCCGTCGTATCTTCAATCTTCTTATATTCCGATTTTGCGATTTCCGAATAATACTTCGCGTTATCTGTATCTTCTCCAACTCTTCTTCCTGTACCACCTTTTGCCCATGAGTTTGAGATGGTTGACCAATATTTGGCGTTATCCGTATTTTCGCCATCTCTTTTTCCAGTCTCGCCATGGGCCCATGATTCCGCCCATTTGTAACCCTCATTGATCAGCTTATCAACTTCTGCTTTGGCCGTCTCATATGGGTCATCGTAATGGGTCTTAACAGATGGTGAAATTTCCAGAATAACTGGATAGTAGCTTACGACTTTAGTCAAATCATCCTGGTTATATACGATGATCTGTGCCTTGTACTTTCCAGCTTTCCAACTGATCTGTGTATCGACCCAAAAGCGCACGATACGATCATCAATGGTATCCGCCGGGCAGTGCAAAACATTGCCAAGAGATGTTTCAACATCAACATATACTGTTTTGTATTTTAGATTTTCTTCGACTGCAATACGGACCTCATAATTAGAATCGTACTGCATCAATGGGATCGTTATATTCTCTTCATGGTTTGATAGATTGATCCTGTACATAGGCATTCCTCCTTTCGCTACTTGACAACGAGCTTTGTGATAATACCGTTAACGCATGTGATATAGATATCTGGCTTGCCAACAAAATTAGGTCTTAGTACAAGCTTTGGTGCTACAAGGCTCATGATATTAAATGCTTTACCAGTCGTACCATTAGCACCGTCACCTTGATTCTGACCAAAGTATTGACCGTTATAGTACATGGATACATGACCGTAGGGATTACCCGCAAATTGGGTGCCATCCCAGAAACAGATATCGCCGTTCTTGTATTGCTGTCCAGTCACGTTCTTGCAATAAGATGATAGCCCGTTTGATTGCCACCCGGATCCAATATCCCAGGCATTTCCCGATATCCTGGAATGACCGCCCCACATGACATATACGTTAAATCCATCTACACACTGTGCGCCATATGCGCCGTCTACATCGTTCCAAGTGTCATTGTATTTGCTGACAAAATCTTCAAAATTTTTTGCCATTATTTGACACCTGTAACTACGCCGTTTACCACAGATATCGATTCATCAACTTTATAGGTACCATTCAGGCCTCTGGCTCCGGAACCGCCGTGGATAGATACAAGTCCAGCACCATCCAAACGCAACTGCTCACCACCGTTTGATAGGACAACCATGCTTTCTGTGACTGATACATATCGAGAAGCACTATTTTGCAGAAAGGCACCATTGCTATTTATGATGACTTCATTATCACCGCATTTAGCTAGAAAATTTCCGTTATTGATTAAGACTTCTATATTTCCAATTTTCCAATGCGCATTCCTTACAGATTCGATGCCACCGTAAAACTGTCCTATAAAGTCAAGTATCACGGAATTTGACCAGTCCCAGTCATTTCCAACCTGTTTCCTTGTTACTTCAAGTCCTTTCGTGCCTAATGCCATCGCTCCCCAAGTCCCATCATTGGTCTTGTTTTCGACTTTGATGGACTGCACATCACCTTGATTCATGGTTGTTTTAGATGCTACATTCTGCGCATTGAACCCATCAACCACACCAGTGATAGCTTTTCCTCGTATTGTGTTGGTCCTGCTGTCCGTAACATTTGACACAGTTCTCTGCGTTTTAGCTGCACTTTTGAAAAAATTTTCCTGATAATCACCAAGCTTTATATTCGTAACCAATCTATTTGTAAAATCAACGGTCCTTTCAATGACCCTTGCTGTTGTCTGTATTCCAAGTACGTCATTATATACATCGACCGAATCTCCCAGGTTTAGTGAAACCAATGGCTTGATATCTGCGTATTCAGGCAGTGAAGAAATGTCAATCAAATCGATGTCATATGTAATTGTAGGCATATCAATATGATTGACCGTGAATTCTTTTAGAGCCCGTTTACGCAATTCATCATAAAATTGTTCTCGTGTATCACATATGATCGTGCCAGCACTTTCATTTGTGGACGCATCCTCTTTGAGCTTGATGTCAGAGTATTCAACTTCATAGGTGTTTTTTAACGAATAGGGAAAATTGTTTGGCGTCTTAACAACGTCTTGATACCAAACGCCATCTATTTTTTTAGCCAATCGGTTGCCAAAGGCATTGCCGTCTCTATCACCGTATCCTTTTGGTTGCACCTGTTTATACGTGTTAGACAGGTCAACGGTATATTTGATTCCTGTCATATTTACACCCGTTTGGATGCGTATCCTATTTTCTTTTGATTTTGTATCCAGTGTTTTATATGCTCTTATCTCATAGTTATTAAAGATGATTTCAGCATTCCACACGTTAACAAAGGAAGTATCGCTATCACCAAATAATGCATCAAAATAAGTAATATAACTCCATGCTGTTGATGCAACAGTGTCAATATTTGACCACGCTTTTAACTCGGATGATATATAGTCCTTTGTCCCATATACCCTTACAGGTGCTTCAACAATTTCTTTCAAAGCTTCTTTACCGGTTTTATTTTTGTAGGAAACTTCAGAACATCGTATGCATCTTGAATCATAGAATATTGGATATGCTTCACAAGTGATCAGATATTCCGTCTTTTCGCATTTCATTACCCGAAACACCTGCATATCTGCAAAAGCATCCGCATCCGGCGCATTTTCACGTGGATTATACTCAACACCAATTAGAACATCTTCCTTAATGATGCGATTATTATTAACAGAAAAAGGAATCTCCATGTGAAGATTCCATAGTGTATTGATACCTTCTGTCAATGTACAAACGGATGGCTCTATGACCTCTCCAGGGGTTTCTTTGAGCTTGTTGGCCTTGTAATCAAATGCTTTACTATCAAAAATCTTGATCATAAGCGCCTCCAATTAGGAATAACCGAAATATTAATACCATCTGTTGCGCGAATATTGTTTACACCATGCTCCATGACCAGATTCTTCAAATTGCCGACGTAAGACAATACTTGTATTGATCCATCATTCTTGTAGCATCGAATAATGGCGTCTCTTACGCTAACGTTTGCTTTAGACATGCCAGGCAGTTCAAACGAAACATCATATGATCCACTATCGTTTGATATAGATATCATCACATTTCTCTTTTCAGTATTGCTATTCGTCAATATGTACATCGGCTCACATCGATACCACGAATTATATTCGATTTCCGCAAGCGTATATGAATATAAACCGCCAATCGCATATTCATACGGTGCAAATGTAAAATTAACTTTCGCGATGCCTACCTTTTTGACACTTCTGTCTGCTGATTCAATCTCAACCTTTGACAGATATTTAAACCATTCTAAGCTTGTCGATTCCTGAAAAACTATCTTTTGATCATTGACGTTAAAGCTATATAGCCACTGCTTCAGTAGTGCCCACTGATTCCCCCATTGTCCCTTTTCTTCCTCTAAAAAATAAAAAGAGTATGGGTCTGTATATTCTTTGTATACATTCTCAAATACTCTATCACGGCCATCTTTTCCGATCACTTCATCATACTCATAGTACTTTGGCTGTGGTGCGTTCGCATCTCCTGGAACGATCAACGGTGCGTATCGAGTAGAGCTTTCACCGTTTATGACCAAATGGAATGCATCATAAATTTTTCTCATTTATCTACACTCCTTTCAGCATGTTGTAATTAATAACGCTTTGTGTGGATTGATCACGCATGAATTCGATCAGCGTTCGACCATTAAGTTTGACATCTGTATTTTTGTTAAGGATTGCATTCATGATATTGATTATGATTGCCAACTGCCCTGTAATCGCCGATACACCGCCATTTTCCGTTGGATTAACGGTTGGATCAACATGTATCGCATTGATACCGTTTGTGGCTCTAATAGTAGCTTGCTTAGTCATATCATCAATTGCTTGATTCAATGGTCCAGTATTGGCAGTCACACCAACACCAATTCCAGAAGGCAGATATTTACCAACTTCGTCTGCCATTAACTTTGAAGGTGACTTGATTCCAAAGAACTTTTTGACATTTCCTATTGCCGCTTTGCAGATAGCTTTCAATGCCTGCCATATCTCACTTGCAGAACCTTTGATTCCACTTGCAATACCGCGCACAATATCGCGACCAATAAAACGCCAACCAGCGCCAAGATCAATTGTTTCTTTGATATTCGAAACAATATTGCGCATGATATTACCTGGCAAAGATGCTAATGATCTTAATCCGGAACCTAAAAATTTTACAATACTGGCGCCTAGATTGGCCCATCCTACCGCGGTTATGACACTGAAAATAGCTTCTACTATTTTCCCCGAATTCGCAATTAAATTTGGAATATTTGTGATGATGCCTTGGACAAGCATCAGAATTATCTTCCCACCTGTTAGCAATATTTTTGGCATGTTGTCGTTGATGATACCGCAAATGTCAATCACTATCTGTGGCACATACTGTATCAACACAGGTATCGAATTTATAAGACCTTGAGCAAGCGCAACCGCTAATCTCAATCCAGCATCGACCAGTTTTCCTGAATTTTGCCGTATGCTGGCCACTAGCTTGCTGATCATCGGCAGTATCTGAGCCATTAATTTTGGCAATCCTTTTGGCAGACCTTTTGCTAGATTGTCCATCATCTTCACAGCAGAGTCAGTGAATTTCGGGCCTTGTGTCATAAGTACGCTATAGATAGCCTGAGGTATGGCAACCATCATATTGCTAATAACAGGCCCTGAATTGCCTAAAAAAGTGCCTGCTGACATGATCAGGTTTTGCATCGATTTCTGCATGGATAGCACAGCATTACCTTCGCCGTCTTTGACACCAGTAAGCGATGCCATAAAATCTTGTGCTGATGCTTTCATCATATTGAATGATCCACTAATTGTCGTTTTAGCTTCCTTCGCCGATGTTCCAGCAATGCCTAAATGCTTCTGCATGACGCTGATAGCGGAAACAATATTAGAAAAACTTAAGTCACCGTCTTTTACAGTAAGATTCAAATCTTTCTGCTCTTTGGTCATTTTTGATGCATCCGTAATTAACCTTTGCATCTCTTCTTTTGTACCGCCATAACCCAATTTAAGGTTGTCCAGCATCATATAGTTTTGTTTGGCAAATCCTTGATATGCGTTCTGGATATCCTGCATATTAGTACCCATTTTGTTGGCGTTATCGGCCATATCAATGACAGCACGATTTGACATCTGAGCAGCTTTTTTGGTATCACCGCCAAGTGACTGTAACATCGATGCACTGAAAGACGTCACTGTCTCCATATATTGATTTGCACTCAATTGAGTGGTTTGGAATGATTGTCGTGCATAGTCCTTTACTCGATTTGCAGAATTTTTAAATAAAGTTTCCACGCCACCAACAGATTGTTCAAGATTTGCACCGGCTGTTATAGAATCTTTTAGAAACTTGCCAATAGCCGCCCCACCAATCACGGTTTTAGCGATAGTCGCAAACTTGCCGCCAAAAGCGCGTCCAGCATTATCTCCTTCGGCACTCATCGGGCCCCCAAGGACACCACGAATGCGATTGGAAATTCCTTCTGCAGATGGCATGATCTGTACGTATGCCTTGCCTAGTGTAGTTCCGCTTGCCATAGACTATGCCACCCCTTTCAATATTTTTTGACGTTCGATTTCGAATTGCTCTACCGTATCAAATGCTACAATGCTATTTTTGTTATCACATTTGCCAGTCAGCATATCCGCCAATGATTCTGGACGATTTTGATTTTTCTGACCATCTTCGGTATTCATCCAAATCAAAAGATTCAGCTGGTCAAAGATACGTGCCAGCAATAGATCGGTCATATCGACATCGACGCCATTCAGCTTTTTAAATATTCTAGAATCAGGCCCTAAACCAGTAGCTAGCATAGCGATATAATCAGCGTCATACTTACGATAGTCATAAATATGATATGTTTCGGCAAGGTCACATATGAGTGCCGATTCATCCGCATCCAGCATACC